GTTTAATGTGAAAAGTATTTTACAAAGCAGTACGATAACCAAGTCTGCTAAAAGAAAGCTTAAAGCACTAAGTCATTATGGATTTAAAACAAAACTAATATATAAAGCAGGCTGTCTAGGTAGAGAAATTAAAACCTGGAGTGAATGGGGAACAACAAAAGGATGCCCTTGTTGTGGTCATAAAATCAAGATTACACTATCTGAACGTATATTTAGATGTAATCATTGCAATTATGAAGCAGGTAGAGATGATAAAGCAGCTTGTTGTATTATGTTAAAGTATTTATCCGGTGTTTGGTAAAGCTAAATTCTAAGAGAGCTACCTCCAGCTATAAAGGCTGCTTTGCTGTAAAAAGCATTGATGTAAAAATATAAAAGGAGATACTTTGATAAAAAGTGTCAATTGATCTATAGCGGACCAAGATAAATCTAAATGCGTTTATAAAACTGCTCCACCAAAAACTATTCGATGTTCTACTCGTAAAGAAAAAGCATGCAAAGAAGAATTAGAAATTTGCAACTGGGATGGAGAAAAATGCACCTACAAAAATCCTAAACTAAATAAAGCACCTAAAGAACCTAAAGAAACTAAAGAACCCACGTACATTCTAATGGATCGCATGTTTTTTCAGATTTTCGTCGATTACAATATATAATATTCATTTTATATATAAAGACATTAAATAATTAGTAACTTTTTTTCTGATAGTGTTTGTATTTAATTTATCCATGATAAAGAAAAAATCTTGCAGCCGTGTAGGCGACGACAAGATTTTATTATATATAATATTTTAGTTAATGTCTTTATATTCTTGTATAGTAATAAAAATTTGAATATGTATATTCAAGCTAATATAAAAATGACGAATATTGAATTTATAGCGGATCTTTATAAACGTGGATTAGCTTATGAATGCGATTCTTATATTGTGTTTGATTCATCGCGGCTTGTGTTAAGTGGTATAAATCCACCATTTGTTCAATATCCGATTTTGTTTGGTAAAATGAAAAATAAAACAGATTTCCCGCTATGGGCACCTTATCCTGAAGGAACAGAAACACTATGGGGTCGAGGAAATTTAACAGCAAATACAGAGTATTTAAAGATGTTTATATAATTTTTCTTAGTAATATAAATTTCATTTTTGAAAAATTTATAAAACTTATATGCAAATAAAGATTATTGTATGTTAATTTGTTTTTATTTCTGTAAAAACTTTATGATTTTTTATATTTTGAATTTTCTGGCAGAGCCGAGCGCAAGCGAAAAAGTTCTATGAAAAAAAAAGTAAAAGAATACAGCAGCACTTAAAGGACTTCTAGCACTTAAAGGATTTCCTAGCACTTAAAGGATTTCCTAGCACTTAATTGCGCTTTATTCTCATAAATTTAAAATAAACATTAAAATAAAAATGAAATCAGATGCGTCAAGATTAGAAGATATAGAAAAACGTCTTGCAAAATTAGAAAAAACATATCTAGGTATTACAGATTTTCATAAAGGAGAGATACGTCTTATAGAAGAAGAAGGGACAAATTCAGTGTTGGAATATTTAAAAGATAAATATAAAGGATTTTTAGTATTCAAGCCATCTCGAGATTATATTAAACGTGTTCGCAAGCCTAAACTAGAAAGTGAAATCACAGAATTTGATGGTATTTTAATATTATCCAATGATCCTAAAGATGTTAGAAGTGATTTATTGAATTTATATATAACTGAAGATAAGCTTCAAAATAAATTATATGAAAATGAATTACGAAAGACTATATTAGAAATAGATGAAAAATTAGAATTATATAGTCAAATTGTAATAAGCAATGTTTTATCACCGAATGTACTACAAAATCCTAAGATTTTAAAAAATAGTAAGAAACATTTAGAATCTGAATTAGATAGACTTAAAAATACAATTACGGTATCACCTGATCCAAATTATAAATATACGAGAATATTTGTAATTGTAGAAACAAAACATAAAGTAATCGCTCTTGATATTGAAAACAAGTTGCAACAACTAATTGAGATAAAAGATGTAATTCATAATGCGCGATTATATTATGAAGTGGCGAATCCTGTTAAAGATTATAATAAAGCTTATAAACGTTTATCAAAGCAATTACGTAGAAAAACATTGAATCTAAAAGAATTTAATACTCGTAAGAGAGAATTATTACAAAATCCGAAATATAAAGAGAATATAGATAAGAAGCTTAGTGATGCGATAATTGATAATGATTGGACAGATGACTTTATGAAATTATGTGATTATGAAAATTTCGATTTTGATGAGGTTTTATTATTTATGGGCGGACCATTATGGGAAGATGATAAATTAAAAACTAAACTTTTATCAGATAAACATGGTATTATAACACAAAGTATGAATAGATATGTAGTAGAAACTGGGTGATATGTGTTCGCGTGCGAAGCACTTAAGGCGTGCGAAGCACTTAAGGACTGAAGATCCTCCTAAAGATTTTTACTGTATAAAAGTATATTTTTTTTCTCAAGACTTTTTAGATTTTCTAAATTGATTTTTAAAAAGTTACAAAATAAAATTTATAAAACTTATATGCAATTAAAGATCCTCCTAAAGATTCTTGTATGTTAATTTGTTTTTTATTTCTGTAAAGACTTTAGAAATTTTTCAATTTTGAATTTTAGAAAAGTTCTTTAAAAAAACAATATACTTTTATACAACAGCACTTAAGGAGTTTCTAGCACTTAAAGAACTTCTAGCACTTAAAGAACTTCTAGCAAAAGGAAAGGTGCGGAAAACCTGGGTTTTCTGCAGCACTTAAGGAACTTCTAGCACTTAAGGAACTTCTAGCACTTAAGGGATTTGTATCAGGAAAGGTGCGGTAGGCTACGCTGTCTGCAGCACTTAAGGAGTTTATATCAGGAAAGGTGTGGAAAACCTGGGTTTTCCACTAGGAAAGGTGCGGTAGGCTACGCTGTCTGCAGCACTTAAGGAGTTTATATCAGGAAAGGTGCGGTAGGCTTCCTGACTGCAGCACTTAAGGAATCTCAAGCAAGGAAAGGTGCGGTAGGCTACGCTGACTGCAGCACTTAAGGAACTTCTAGCACTTAAGGCTTTTCCACATATAAGGAAAAAGTGATATATAAATATATAAATAGATAAATAGTTCCCAAAAAATTGATACATAAACATAATCGAAAATCCCCAAAAAATTGATAAGATACATTTCATAAAGAATTCAAATATGTTCAAAAGAGAAGAAGTTATACCCTACTCGAAGGATCAAGATATCGTTTTCCAAATCATCAGCTGGCATGCTTGTGATCAGGAAGATGATGACGATAACGATGAAGAAGAGTCTAATATGATAAATAAAAAGTATTTAGTGAAAATTTTCGGTGTGACTGAATCTGGAATCTCAGTTAGCGCTAATCTTACAGACTTTCCTCCTTTCTTTTATATTAAATCACCTATTAACCTCAACGATTTTCAAGTTAAAATGATTAAAGAATTTATTGTAGAGAAACTACATTATAAACAGAAAAACAGTATTCAAGAAGTTAGAGCTATGAAGAAAAAAGACTTTTGGGGTTTTACCAATAATACCAAGTTCACTTTTGTCAGAATTTCTTGTAAAAATCTTGAATGCTTTCGAGCTGCCGCACGCATATTTCAGAAGAAAGTTATGATTCCTGCTATATGGAACAAAGACCTATATTTTAAACTATATGAAAGCAATATTGAACCATTTCTGCGTTTGGCACATATTCGAAATATTAATCCCGCTGGTTGGGTTAAAATCCCAGCTAAATATCATACTGCTATTAAAACTAGCCGTTGTCAAATCGATGTTACTTGTAGATGGTCTGCCATCGAATCAGTACAATTGGAAAAGATGGCTCCATTTGTGATTGCCAGTTTTGATATTGAATGTACCAGCAGTCATGGCGATTTCCCTGTCGCTAATAAAAATTATAAAAAAACAGCTATCGAACTTATAAATCTTTTAAATAATGGGTTTACTAAAGACTCCCTCATGCAAGAAATTTTAAATATCTTTAACCATAATACACCTGGAAAATTAAGCAAAATCTTTACTAAAAAAGAAGTTACAGATTTCAATATAACCATGTTGAAGAGAAATATGGATGATATTTACGCACTTCTCAATAACAAAATTAAATTTACGTCGAGTACTCGTGACTCTACCATTAAACAACTCACAGAAACATTGACCAATATTCTACCCACTCAAGAAGGTGATCCTATTATTCAAATCGGAACTACTGTTCATAAATATGGCGATAAAGAATGCGCCTATAAAAATATTATTACATTGGGAACATGCTCAGATATAACTGATGCAGATGTTATGGTCTGCAATAATGAGAAAGAATTATTACTAAAGTGGAAACAACTCATAAATCGATTAGATCCTGATGTACTTATTGGATATAATATTTTTGGATTTGATATGTCTTATATGTATGAACGTGCTCGTGAACTTAAGATTGATAAAAGCTTCTGTGAAATTGGTAGACTTCTTGATCACGAAAGCCCCTATGTAGAAAAAGCATTAAGCAGCAGTGCTCTTGGAGATAACTTGCTTAAATATATTGATATGGAAGGCCGTGTATTAATCGATATCATGAAACTAGTTCAACGTGATCATAAACTGGATAGTTATAAGTTGGATACCGTAGCTAGCAGCTTCTTAGGTGGAAAAGTTATTGGATGCAGTGGCGGCGGCAGCAGCGAGCGAAGCGGCGAGCGCGTAGTCATTGATAATATTAAAGGAATTTCGGTAGATAGTTACATTAAATTCTCCGATAATGACCAGAAATATAAAATACTTTCGATTAATGTTTTGGAGTCTACTGGTGGATATGAAATTACTCTTGATCAACCTCTTACTACCAAAGAAACTAAATGGGGATTGGCTAAAGATGATATTACGCCTAGGCAAATCTTTGAATCTCAAAATGGTACTGCAGATGATCGCGCGATGATTGCGAAATACTGTATTAAGGATTGTGCTCTTTGTAACTATCTCTTGATGAAATTAGAAACCTTGGCAAATAATGTAGGTATGGCTAATGTGTGTAGTGTTCCTCTTAGCTTTATCTTTATGAGAGGACAAGGTATTAAAATCTTTAGTCTAGTCGCAAAACAATGCCGTGATGATGATTACCTGATCCCATGCTTGAATAAATATAAACCGCCAAATGCGGCGGCTGATGATGAAGACGAAGATGAGGAAGGTTATGAAGGTGCGATTGTTTTGGAGCCTAAAGAAGGTATTTATATTGATGATCCAATTGCGGTATTGGATTATGCCAGTTTGTATCCCAGCAGTATGATTAGTGAGAACTTAAGTCACGATTGTATTGTATTGGATCCAAAGTATGATAATTTAGAAGGTCTGGAATATTTAGATATTGCTTATGATATTTATGAGAAAGTCAATGAGAAAAAAGTTAAAACAGGAGAACGTGTATGCAGATATGTACAACTGCCTGAAAAGGGTATTATCCCGCGAATTCTGATGCATCTATTGAAACAACGTAAAGTGACACGAAAGAAAATTGAATTTAAAACAGTAATTACTGAAGATGGTCAGTCTATATCTGGCTTAATGAAGGATTCTGGGGATTCTGTAGTAATTAATGATGTGATTATTGATCGCAGTGTAATTAAATCAATTACGGATACATATGATGATTTTCAGAAAGCAGTACTAGATGGTCTACAGCTAGCTTATAAAGTTACAGCAAATAGTTTATATGGACAATGCGGTGCTAAGACTAGCCAGATTTATATGAAAGATATAGCAGCTTGTACGACTGCGACAGGACGTAAAATGATTATGATGGCTAGGGATTTTATCGAGAAGAATTACCCGGCTGAGACCATATATGGGGATTCTGTTACGGGTGATACTCCTCTTATTATTAAATTTAAAGATGGACTTATTGATATTATTACAATTGAATGTTTAACAAAAGAATGGGTTGAATATCCAGGATTTAAAGTTGGCGACATAGATCGCTATGATAAAGAACAATCATTTCTTGATGCAGAAGTTTGGACCGATGGAAAATGGGCGAAGATACATCGTGTTATTCGTCATAAATGTAATAAGAAGTTATATCGAGTTAATACATTCAAGGGATGTATTGATGTTACCGAAGATCATTCGCTTATTGATATTAATGGAGAGAAAATTAAACCGATGGATTGTATTGAAGATGAAACAGAATTGATGCATAGTTTTCCAGATGAATTTAATGAGACAGTTATGGAAATGCGAGAATATAAATGCGATAAATTTATGAAATTACCAGAAGAGTGTGAATCCGAATATAAATGTAAATGCTGTGGTGAGATGAAACCTCCTGGTGAATTCTATTATTGTAATAAATCAAATGGAAATGGATATTTCCAAACAGCTAGATGTAAATTATGTGTTAAAATTAAGACTGCAGAACGTAAAGGAAAAACAGTCGATACCACAAAAGTTAATACAAAGATTTTGAATTATAAAGCAGAAGCGAAAGTGATTACCAAAGAGGAAGCATGGGTTTGGGGAATATTCTTTGGAGATGGTAGTTGTGGAAGTTATGAATGCGAATCTGGTGGTAAAAAATCATGGGCTCTTAACAATACAAATTTGAAATATCTAAATAGAACTCGAGATTACTTATTGATGTGCGAATCTCGTGAAATTGTCAGTGATTTTAAAATTTTAGATACGATTGAATCATCTGGAGTATATAAATTATCTCCAGTTGGATCACCTGCGTATATGGTAGAAAAATATAGAGATTTATTTTATGACAAAGATAAACATAAAAAGGTACCTCAATTGATTCTAAATGCATCTAAGGAAATTCGAGAATGGTTTTTAGAAGGATATTTAACTGCAGATGGAGCTAAAAAAGAAATGAATACTGGTGGATTAAGTTTTGCTTGCAAGGGAAAAATTGGTGCACAAGGATTATATTATATTGCAAAATCGATTGGATGGACTAATTTACGTATTAATATTCAGAGCTATAAAGAAAATACATATTGGATATATCATATTCGAGGAGAACAATATTATGATGAAAATCAAAATAAACTGAAAAAAATGTTTGATATATTTGAACTTAAAGAAAATGATGAAAACTGCGAAGATGATGAAGGTGAAGAAGGTGATAAAAAGAAGCCGATTTTAAAAATTAAATATAATCGTGATGATTACGTTTATGATATCGAAACGAGCGCCGGTCGATTTCATGGAGGAGTTGGAGAAATTGTAGTCGTAAATACGGATTCTCTCTTCGTTAAGTTCACCCTGAAAGATGGTCTTGGAAATCAAATTCGCGGAAAAGATGCAATCCTGCCATCCATCGAAATGGCCATGGATGCTTCCAAGCAGTTCAAAAAATATTTGAAGCCACCCCATGATGCAGAGTATGAAAAAACATTCTATCCATTCATATTGTTCTCAAAGAAGCGTTATTGTGCGAATAAATACGAATATGATGATAAGAAATGTAAGATGAATTCCATGGGTATCGTATTAAAACGCCGTGATAATGCGCAAATTGTAAAGACCATATATGGTGGTGTATTAAATATTATATTAAATGAGCAAAATATACGTAAATCCATCGAATTTATGAAAGATACCCTGAAAGAGCTCATTGAAGGTAAATATCCTCTGAGCGAACTGATTGTATCCAAATCTCTCAAATCCGATTATAAAGATCCAGATAAGATAGCACATAAAATGTTGGCAGATCGTATGGGTGAACGTGATGAAGGTAATCGACCCCAGGCAAATGATCGAATTCCTTATGTGTATGTGCAAATGCCGCCTGCGCCTAAGGGTAAGAAGATATTACAGGGTGAGAGGATAGAGCATCCAGATTATATTATCGAAAATTCATTAAAACCTGATTATGAGTTCTATATTACGAATCAGATTATGAAACCTTGTTTACAATTATATGCGTTGGTGCTAGAACAACTGGATGGTTATAAGAAAAATGTGGATTATACGGAGTTGAAAGAGAGATTGATTAAAGAAAAAGATGGAGATTTGAAAAAGGCGAAGGATCGATGGCATGATTTACGAGAAGAACATGTGAAGAAATTATTGTTTGAGCCGATTCTAACGAAATTGACAAATAAAAAGAATAATAATCGGGAAATTACGGATTATTTTAAGAGGGTGGCGGATGAGTAATATAGTTTATGTGTTTTTATTTATTTTGACTTAGGCTTAGAAGTCTTAGATTTTGCTGCAGTCTTTTTCTTGGCAGGCATTACTGCCTTTTTGGCCTTTTCACCAACTTTTCCAACAGCCTTAACTGCTCCCTTAACTGCACCAGTGGCAGTCTCGCCCACTTTCTTTCCTACCTTAACCACACCCTTAACCGCACCCTTAGCAACATCTCCAACAGCCTTAACCATCTTTCCAAAGATGCCAGCTTCTTCTTTCTTAGCAGCAGGCTTCTTTGAAGCAGATTTCTTCTTAGTAGCTCCACCAGAAGCAAAGACTCTTTCATGTGCAGATGCATTTTGAGCAAGAGGAAGTTGTAATTGTGATTCTAATCGTGCGTCCATATTTATTTATAATATATATAGATATTTAAAATTTTTTATATATAAGAGTATAAATTTATTATAATAACATAAACATAATGACCAGCGGGCTTTTTAATACAGGTAATACTTGTTATATAAATACAATCATTCAATGTCTTGGTCACTGTCCAATGCTACTTAAATATATATTAGAATCATGTTCCAATATTGAAGATAATACATTTGCCACCAACTTTCATGAAGTACTTAAAGAACTCTGGATTAATCAGAATAGCATCATTCCGCGCAAATTCTTACGCTTTCTTAAAGATAATATTAAATCGATTAATATTTATGAACAAAATGATATTCATGAATTCTGTACCATATTTATCGATAAATTAAACCAAAGTGTATCTAAATCTATTACTGTAACCAAAACAGATTTAATTAAAAAATATAATTATTCAAACTCAGATATTGATATTCAACGATTTAAAATGGATGTAGCATGGTATGACAAAACAGGTAAAGAATATTCACCTTTAGTACCCATGTTTCATGGTCAAACTATTTCGCAAATTATATGTGGTCATTGTGATAAAATATTTCATAATTACGAAATCTATTCTAATTTTCTATTACCTATTACAGAAAATACACACGATTTATATGATTGTTTTGATGAATATTTTCAGGAAGAATGGATTAATGTAGAGGATCCAATATGGACATGCGATGAATGTAAACATAAAGATAAATCATGCAAAACATCCAAAGTATGGCGCTTTCCTCATATATTAATGATCTCATTAAAACGATTTACATTCGATCTAAGAAAAAATAATAAAGCTATACAAATTCCTGAAGTATTAAATCTATCTAAATATTGTTTATCTGGGTCCGTAACAAGTAATGAAATTAATAATGTTTACCAGCTACAAGCTGTCGCACATCATCATGGATCTAGTGATTCTGGACACTATAACGCAATATGTAAAAATGAAAATAAATGGTATTACTGTGATGATATTACTGTTAAAGAAATACAAGAGCCACTTCATGAACATGGTTATGTGTATTTCTACACGCTGTCAGCACGCTAACAGCACGCTAACAGCACGCTAAACAGCACGCTAACAGCACGCTAACAGCACGCTAATAGCTACACCTTGGAAAGATCATAAAATGATTGAGGCAAATGTGTACCATCACGAACAAAACCACCAGTCTGTGGTAGCTGAGGAAACCTTGAACCATCTCGAACAAATCCACCTTTTTTAGTTTTTTTGCCTCCTTGCGCAGGTGGAGTAACTTGAGCAACTTGTTTCGCTAAAACAGTTTGTTCTTTTTCGAGTTGGGCTTTAGTAGAATCGGTAGTTTGTTGCATCTTCTGATGAAATTCATTTAATCTAGTTCTGAAAAATGCTAGATCTTGCGCTGAGATGCCTTCCTCTGCTTTCATTAAAACAGTTAAAATAGTTTGAATCATAGTTTCAGCATATGCATTTCTAGCTTTTTCATTTGCTTCAATTAATTCAATCGACTTTGCTGTAAATGATGTTACTGCTGAATTCATATTTTGTAAATATGATAACACCCATATTTGAGTTAAAATATATTCATATTTGAAAAATTGTTCTTTTGCCTTCATAATTGCAATATTATCAAAAATAGTTGCTATTTTATCGCTTTCTTGTCTATTCGCTTTTAATAGTGGCGAGTCAAGAACTTCTTTCTTAGAAGCCTCAAATTCTTTTGTTTTATTTGCTTTTAAAAATGTATAAAAGTTCTCATATTTAAGCTTATCTCTAAGATAAGCTTCTTTTTGATCTGGAGTATAGCTTTGAATGCTTGCATTCGATTGTATATGGTTATTAAATGATGTATAATATTCAGCAATATGTTTTTTAATATTTTCATCTATAGGAGTGGTACCTAATGCAGCTTGATTCGTTTCTATATATTTTATCAAACTATTGATATCATTGGTATCTTTATAAGTTGCAGTTAAACCTTGTGCTAATTCTAATTTACTAAGCAAATCTTTAACAGGCACAAATGTGGGCAATTCATTTAAACTTTTAACTGGTGTAGGCACTGAAGCCGATGAGGATGTTTTAGTAGTGCTAGATGCTACTCCCATTTATATTTATATAAGAAAAATATGTGTTCTAATTTTATAAATTATAATAATTCTAAATACAAATGGGAATTGCAGAAATTTTCATCAGTAATATATTTGATATATATCCAAGTGAAGCATTTATAAAACAATTTCTATCAGAGAATTCACTCGATATTGGAAAAATATTAAACCATGATTTTCTAAAATTATCAATTTTATATTCTTATATATGGAATATTATATATAAAACATTCCCAACTAAAAAAGACTTTATTAATTATGTTGATTTTATTAAAATTATACCCGAAGCATGCCCTAATAAATATGATAAGGCTTTTATAGAAAATATTCTAAATACATTTATGCATCTGAAGATCGGTATGGTTGCTCAATTTGATTTTAATAATGTATTTAAACAGATTGAAGAATTCTCTAAGAATCTTAATGACCATAAATTTCTACAAAACTTTCTATTTCGTAAATGGCAATATCGATTTTTAAATAATTCTCCTCCTTCTAATCCTCATATTTTAATGAGTTTTGTGGAATTATATAAATCTTATGAAGCTCCTGATATATATGAATATCAAATCAATCCGATCAATAAAAATTATAATGAATCTATTATATTTGAAGATAATGATCACATATACCTAAATGAACATGAAAAAATACAATATACAATTTATAAAGATTACCATTATGCTATGAAAGCCATTAATCAAATCGGTATCTTGTTTGATGTGAAAACAAAAATGCATGACCATATATTAGCGTGCTGGCTAAATATATTTTATACCAATTATAAAGATAACCATATTCATTTATTTAACTGTACTGGAAAGCATAATAATGATCCTACATGCACTTATACAATTAATCCAACAATAGTACATATTCTACCATGTATTTTCTCGAAATTTATATATGTTTCTTATAAGAAATATCCTGATATTCGAGCTTTAGCTTTGAATTCTATATATCATAAACATACGGCTGATGGAATCGTCAGCGAAGCGACTGGGGAGAGCGAAGCGGCTGATGCGAGTGAAACGGCGGAAATTCCTATGATTACACAATCCTACGATCATTATATTATAAATCGTTTAGAAGATTTGGAGATAAATACGCATATAGGAAAATATGTAATTATGGATCCTATGCTTAAACAAGAGAAAACTCATGATATATTAATGGGATTTAAAACATATGAGGCAATTAAAGATAAATTAATTCAAGGATATTCTTATTCGATTGCATCTCCTACTGTTAAAGGTTCTTATGTGATTGATTTATTTAATGAAGTTGATATATTAGATCATATGGCAAAAGGAGCTTTACCTATTGTTAAAGATAGTATATATGTTAAACCAAATATTACAGGTATTAAGATCCCAGATAATAAATCACCTATTGATGTTATAAGAGAACATTCACAAGATACCGATAAAATTATATCTGATAGTATTCGAAAGAATCTCCGGCTAATTGAAATATTACGTCATGAAAGCATGTTTACATATTTCTGGAAACAACATTTAGATACACAGTGTCCAATTCGTGCTTTTAATGGTAGAAATGGTATGATACAATATTTTAACTTTTGCTATTCTTATTTTCTGAAAAATATTGATAAAATTGCAGGGATTGAATGCAGCTGGGCTTCTGGTAATAACACTGCGACTACTGCGTACAAAGCTGTATTGTTGGATAATCGTCCAAATCCCTTATCTGTCTTATCTGTGCTATTTACCTTAAGTAACTTAAATGTAATGTGGTCATGTAAACTATATACAAGTGCGAAGGGTATGGCTTATTATCGAGAATTATTAGGAGATTTAGCCGAGGTAGTGGAATGGCCTGATTTGAATGTTAATAAATTCCATATAGATGTATATAATAATATCTTAAAATCTAGTGAATTTTGGAAGGATATTAATGCTGAAAAGACACTTATTATTCAGGATGATGGTGTGTTGTTAAGACCAGGAATTGATCGTTTTATGGAATATGATTATATAGGAGCTAGTTGGGTAGATAATATAGCTAATGAATATATAAAGAAAAATATTACTGCGGATTTAGTGGGTAATGGTGGGTTTTCTTTGAGAACAAATTCACAAATGATTCGTGTATGCGATACATATGTAAAGGAAAAATCATGGTTGTTTTATAAAAATATTACTCAAATTCCAGAAGATGTATACTTCATTTATGGCTTAAAGAAATTAGCTGATTGTAAATTGCCAATTGCGGACTTGGCTAATCAATTTGCTAGTGAACAAATATGTCATATGGGAAGTTTAGGCGTTCATAAAGTATGGG